TTAGTCAATTAAAGTGGTTTTTGGGGTGGGAATTCGTGTTCCGGTAATCGAATCGCCAATGTTTTTCAATACCGATTCCTGAAGGTTAGGGAGGACATGGGAATAAGTGTCGAGGGTGACGTTAATGGAGCTATGTCCTAGACGTTCCTGAACGATCTTGGGATGAATCCCTGCCTTTAGCAGCAGCGTCGCATGAGTATGCCGAAGATCATGGAATCGAATTTTCGGGAAATCTGAATGATCTTTTACGATTGCTTCCATAATACGATAAAAATGACGCATCAGATTACGCGGTCCAAGTGGGGTGCCGATACTGGTCTGAATAACAAGACCCGAATCGTTATATAAGGGATTGGTTTCTCGTTCCCGATCCTGATTCCTAAAGTGTGACTCCAGGAGTTTGACTGTGTCAACAAATAGCGCGATAGAGCGTACGCTGCTGTCGTTCTTTGTATCATCAAAGTCATGTCCGACTTCGGCCAATGTGTAGGCCTGGCGAACGGATGCTGTTTTTGTTTGCAGATCGACGTCAACTCTTCTTAAAGCCAGGATCTCGCTCTGTCGCATGCCTGTCGATGCTGCAAGTTCAAAAGCCATGTAATATTGATCCTTTGATGCAGCGTCAAGGAATACCCTGAGCTGATCTTCATTCCATACTTCGAATTTTTTCTTCTTCCCTTGGGGAAGATCAACATATTGGGCTACATTCTGAGAAAGCATTCCCCAGATAACGGCACGGTTAAGAGCATCAAGGATAAGGACATGCGCTTTTTTTATTGAACCTACGGACAGTTTGTCGATCAAAGTCTTATGATACAAATCATGAAGGTGTTGGGGCTTTAATTTGGTGACTAGTACGTTTCCCAGGTTGGGGATAATATGTGAATTAACCAGCCATTCATAGGACTTCCACGTTCCGTGCTTGACGGAGGTTTTCTTGTCTTCGAGCCAAGACTTCATGATTTCACCGAATGTCTTTTTAGAGGGCTCGACAAAGGTCCCTTTCATAAAATCCGATAGTACACTGGGTAGCGCTTTTTCTGCGTCTCTCTTTCTGTCGTAACCAGATAACCATTTTTGCTTTCTCTTTCCTGTGATTTCATCTCGGTCAAGATCAATGACAATGTAGTGTTTGTTGCCCTTCTTAGCGATGTGGCCTCTCATGATTATTCCCTCCTTAAAAGTATTTTCCTAAATAAACCACCCGTTCGATATCCTTCATGTGTAAGACGTACTGCTGCTTCCGACCGTATTTAAGATTTAAAACGGCAAAATTCACTCCGATCATACCATCCTTGTAGATCAAATCCTGAGCAAAAAGGCGTGTGCACCGGTTATAGTAAGGCAAATCCTCCAGCTCTAAGCGGTCGAAAGGACCATCCACGGAGAACAAGTAGTCAGCTGCTGAGTCGACAGCTTTCTCATCTGCCTCGATGACCAATTGTGACGGGCCGCTAACATCTGCTGATGAATCATAAAAAGCATATACGGTAGTGCCTACGGCCGGCTCTTGGTCCTTTGTCTCAATCGTTGTACAGCATTGAGAAGCTACAGCATCAAACTGCCCTTGAAGTATGCGACGCTCAATTTGAGCTAGTCGTTTTTCGGCAAATTGTAAAGTTACGTTGAAGTTATAAGCTATGTATTCTATTGCCTTTTGCCGATTGTCTGGGATGGGCATTCGGCTAACCATGAAAAAAGGAATAGCCGCATAAAACACGAAATTAAAAGCCTCATATTCTTGCGCCTGTGTAAATAAATCGGGCAGGATCATCTGATTCCCAACATGCCGGAGCAAATGGCAGAGTTCATGGAGGAAATCCATTCGCTGATCCTCCGGTGTAAGCCTTTCATCTATAAACATGCTTCGCATACCTGTCCTGGACTCCACAGCGCGACTCCTGGCTTCTGCATAATGCACCCATACGTTTAGACGATTTGATAACTCTGTAATGGTGATTTGTTGTGGCTCAGTAATCCCGTTTGTGTTGTAAAGATGCTCTACGAATTGCTCCAGTTCAGTTTTGCGATAATGTTCATACATGGTGAATTCCTCCAAAGTAAGAATGTATGTTCTGTTATGTGGGTAAAAAGAAAAGCCATTACTGGCTTGATTGTTTACTCACCTTGACGATCCTCTGGCTTACGGCCCTTTTCTTTTTCTTGTAAGATCTTGAAAATCAGTCGCATTTCCTCCCGGCGTTCGGCCGGAGCCTTAAGATAATCCTTGAAAAATATTCCGTGTTCTGGATCATTAATAAATTCTTCAAACTCAGCTTGTTCTTTAGATGAGTCTGATAGGTCTGGGTGTGCCTCATTAGTTCGACCGAGTAAATAGTCAGTCGTCGTATTTAGCGCATTAGCTATCAGGACTAGGGCTTCACTGGGTGGGGTGCTGTGACCATTCTCATAGTTACTGATCGTCCCTTTTGTTGAATTGATTTTATTACCTAGGTCTTCTTGGGTTAGTCCTTTATTTTTTCTCAATCTAATAAGTCTATCGGGACGAAACAATGAAATTCCCCCTATTCCAAAAGTACAATTTAATTGTACATCAAAAAGAGAAATATAAAACAAAAGTACAAGAAAATTATTATTTATTATTGACTACAAGATTCTCATACTCTATAATCAGGCTATAAGTACAAGAAACTTATACAAAAAGAAGGTGATGAGTTTGAAAAAGAATCTAGCCTTGTCAGGCGCGCGTAAAGATAAAGGCCTAACTCAAGAAGAGTTAGCGGCATTACTAGGCTACTCGAAAGCAACAGTTAGTAATTGGGAGAATGGATATTCAAGTCCTTCTCTTAGCGACGCATTTAAGATATCAAGAATCTTGAACAAGGATATAAATAAACTTTTTTCAGGTCTGTATGTACAAGAATCTTATACTGATAGCGTTAAAGAGAGCGTATAGAGTGTCTGGATTACTTTTCTAAGGGAGGTAATAAACGTGGTGGATAAACCAGTCTTTTCAGAAACGGATGTTATAACCATTCCTGAATTAGCCAAACGTTTAAAAATTGATAAACAGAAGGCATATGACATTGTCAATGAACGGGGCTGTCCTCTGTATGATCTCGGTGGTGAAAGACAGAAACGTCTGATCTGGGGCGACTTTCTGGATTGGTATCGCCAAAGATACAGGGTTGCTTCTGGCAGCTAATAAAAGACAGCCGCCAGAGCGGTACCAGCTGCAGGCGGCGGAGGGGAATAAGGGGATTTGTTTTGCTCAAATAAATCATAACTGAATATTGTGCCACAAATCTATGAGGTTTATGAGCCAAATTGTCCACTTTGCTCCCTGAATTGTGATGATACCAGGAGAGGTGGAATTGGAATGTCAATCGGAGAGGTCTTACATGATTACCGAAAGCAGGCAGGCATGACCCAAGAGGAGTTTGCTGATCGAGTCCTCATTGATCGCTCATCCGTGGCTAAGGTGGAGAACGGAAAGCGTCCAGCACCCAGCAGCTTGATCCGCCAGGCAGCAAGTACGTTCGACGATCCGCGTTTATATCTCGCTGCACAGGAAGAAATCACTGGGGGAGCCAGTGTCCCGTGGTTGGATAATGCCGATCTGCACAGGGCAGCAACGCATCTTAAATCCATGGAAGAGACTGAGGAGGCAATTGCCGCAATGAAGACAGCTCCCATTATGAAGCGTCCCGATCAGCTGACGGTAGCGGATCGGGCTGCTATAAGGACAGCGATCTTCGAATGCGTGGAAGCTATTACAGCCTTAACCCATAACGTTGCAGTGTTATGCAAAGATTACGCATTTAGCTATATCGGAATCTGGAAAGAACATCGGGCTGAACTGAAGTCGAAAAAATACTTGAATTGAGAGGTGTATAGATGTGGTGCAGGAACGTTTAGCGGTGGATGCCTTACAGGCTGGCCGGGACGCAATACATAACCTGAAGTGGATCAGAAAGCATCCTGAAGCGATGTTGCCGGGGAAGTTAAAAGACGCAGAAGCTTATCTATGTGCAATGAAAACATTTGCGGAAGTGGAAATGAAAAACGCCCGGCGGGCAGGCCGAGCGCTTCGTTTGAAACATCGTATAAACATTCTCTTATCGTTCATTTTATTCCACAATCGGCAGAAAAGCAAGGCAGTATGACAGGCCTGTCGGCCCTGTCTCCCGGCGTCGGACAGTATTCTAACCATTCTCCTGTTCGGCGTCGAGAGATGCGGCTGACCGCATCAAAATGGAAAGGAGGCATTACAGGGTGAGCACAATTCCAGTGGATTTGATGCAGGATCGATATTGGCGAGGAACTCTCCATTTGTTTTTGAATCAGCCTCGACTTAAGAGCGTCTGCACCACGAAGTTCATTGACGTGGACGGTCGGACCATCAAGGCCGAAGCTCTGAAGCGTCAGGCGCAACCATGGAGTCATTCCGAGAAGTTCATGCTTCACTTGGCCCTTCACTTGTTCAACGAACGTCATAAGGTAAATCTGTCAGACATGGATTTCCTTGATCCAAATAACAAACGCTTGGCATTTCAGGCTATGCAGATGCGTTTCGAGGAGGTGTGAACATGAAGAAAGATGTATTTGCGCAGCGAGATATGACGCGCCGGAGCAAGCGGAAAAGATTACTTGCACTCTATGTAAAGCTCCTGGAAGGTGATTCGAGATCACGTGATGCAGTCATTAAAGAAGTGATGGAACTTAGAAACCTGCTGTTTATCGAAGATCCGGCTGAAACAGAAGAACCGATGAAACACAAAAAAAGAAGACCACGCCTGCCAGCGTGATCCCCGACTTGAAAAAATATTCATTTTTATAATACCACAAAAATAAAATCAGGTGGTGAGTTTAGAACAATGGCATGGATTGAAAGCCACCAAGAGTTAGCAAGACATCCCAAGACTAAACGATTATCGAGGCTACTGGGTGTAACTCTTCCAACCGCTATTGGTCATTTGCATTTGTTTTGGTGGTGGGCAATGGATTACTCCCAGGATGGCGATTTATCCAAGTATGATGCCGCCGACATTGAAGATGCATGTGAATGGGATGGAGAACCCGGAAAGTTGTATTCAGCGCTGAGGGATTCTAAATTCGTTGACCATGACAATGTCATCCATGACTGGTACGACTATGCGGGACGTCTCGTGGAAAAACGTGAACAAAACAAGGAAAGAAAGCGACGGTCACGCGCCAAAAAAGTGGAAGTCCAAACAGGTCACGCGGATGTCACGCGTGACGACAACGTGACGGATTCGAGTGTCACGGGGCTACCCAACCCAACACAACCTAACCCTACCGAACCTAACCATACCGAACAGAACACAACCAACAATACCGTACCGCCGGACAGTAACACGGTCGTTGTCGAAATGAATCCGTATCGGATGTTTGAAAACGAAGGCTTTGGAACAATAAGCCCGGTAATCGCAGAACAGCTTAGCGACTTGGTTGAAACTTTCGGGGAACGTTGGGTATGTGAAGCCCTGAAAAGGTCAGTTGTAGCTGGTAAACGGAAAATAAGCTACGTAGTCGGCATTCTTAAAAATTGGAAGTCTGAGGGAGTGGACGAGCCTTGGACGAAAGAGCCGCCGAAAAGGGTGATACCACGGGGGAATCAAAAACCTGAAATACCGATAGCAGTTGATTCAGATCCACCGGAAGACGTATCCGACGAAGAATTTCACAGGATGATTCAGGAAGCGAAGAAAATGCAGGAAGGAAAAGGCGGGCGATCCTATGAGAAAGCTCTGGCTTAACAAGGTGCAGGCGAAGGCAAGCGGAATCCCTTGCCTTATTCCTAAACAAGTTGAAATTGATGGGGAATGGGTAATGGAAGGCCGATGGACGAGCCCTCCGCCTACTGCGGACATATTGCTGCCCTACAATCGCTGCAAACAGGTCGGATGCCCGGTACAAGAAAGAGAACGCCCAGCTGCTTACGTCTACAACGCATCCGAAAAGACCCAATTCAGATACATTCCCTTTTGGGCGAGGTTTTCTGAAGATATAGATCACAGCAAGATCACGGATGATGAGGCTTGGATTTTAAGTCTGAACCGTGGGGGCAGCGTGAGGAAATTCAAATCAAGCTGAGGGAGGATTTATCTCATGGCGAATAGATGGACCGTTTTCGAATTTCTGAAATGCCATACCTTGGCGACCGGACACATTCCAACGCGCCAGGAACTCAATTCTGAATTTGCTGATCTGGATCAGGATGAGATTGAGGGTGGTATTCAAGAGTTCGGAAGTCGAATCGGGAAATGGGGCCGTCAGGAGTCGGCAGCCATGCAATCATAAATTTTTAAGGAGTGATTCGGATGCAAGAAGCAATTAACAAGCTGCAATCTGAAATGGATGGCAAGGAATCGAATGATTATATCAAGCTGATAGGTAATTTCCTTATCCAACATATTCAGGCTAACCCAGCCGCTGCGGAAAAAGTGTTGGCTGCTGATAAGACGATAGCCAAGAGCCTGGCGGAGATGGCGCAAGAAGCCCGCAAAAAGGTTTCAGTAGGTGGCATGACTATGTTGACGGATCAGGAAGGGTATTCAGTGGTTCTCAAGTATTTTGGGATTGAAGATGCACTCATAATGATTCAAACCAATCCAACGGCTCCGAATGAGAATTCTGAAAATAAATTTGATGTATCGTTAGATGATCTTCTGGGATAAGGAGTAGGCATGATGAAGGATAATGAGTTTTTCAAACATTTCCCAAACGACGTGAGTCCTGAGCTTATAGACTACATCACGAATATAGTCATGGACTGGAGTGTATACCTCTTTACCCACCGAGAAGGAAAACAGCAGTATGCATATTGTACTCACTGTCAACAAGAACATGCTTCAGATGGACTGAATCACAATCAGGTATCTGAATGTCCTCATTGTAGAGCAGCTGGACATGTCAAAGCAGGAGGACGTGGAAGGTCCAAGTTGATAGATGAATCATACTTGATGTGGTATGAAAAGTCCCTTGTTGACCCAAACGTTCTAATTGCTAGGGGGATCTATTCCGTTCGAGATTATAGAGGGGATTATCGATCGGTACAGACAAAATCCAAGGTCATCGCGATGTATCTATTTGAGTGGGGCAAGCCAGGTCGTATGGCCCGGAGAGCATATTGGAGTGATCGTAGTAAATGGGAGGAAACGAAATCTGTATTTTCTGAAACTACGCTCAGCATGCAGAGGGTTCATAGCTATCATTCGTCATTGCAAGACATAGCCGCTACGGTAAAAGGGACGCCTTTTCAATATTGTACTTGGGAACAATACGATATTGGAGATAGAGCGGAGGTTTTCGATTTTGCCTCCCGTTATAAATGTATGGAGTTTCTGACCAAGTTTGGTTTTTCCCATCTTGTGAGAGGGAAAATTGAGGGAGCGCCTACCTACGGGGCGATCAACTGGATAGGGACCACGCCTGAAAAAGTATTCCGGATGTCTAAACCTGAATTCAAGTCGATGTTTCAAGGCAAGAACTCAAATGAATGCAAATCAACCCCAATCGGTTTCCGTACGATCCGGAGTTACCAGGTCCATAGGCAAGAGGGAATCCCACTAAACTGGGATGAAGCGCAGCTAATGAGTAAGTTTATTGAAAAGTCTGAAGCATCATCTTTGAGTAGAATGCTGAACGATGCTCCCATGAATGGAAGGTACTCCACGAAGGAAATTAAAAAATATTTTCTGAAGCAAATTCGAAACAACAGCCATTACCGAAACGGGTGGAATTCGATAATGATTGAGTATGGAGATTATCTAAGGGAATGTATGGAACTTGGCTGGGATACAAGCAAAGCAAGCATTCTATTCCCGAATAATCTTGAGGCTGCCCATCAAAAAACCATGAATGAAATCAACATTATACGAGATGAAGAAAGAGAGAAACGAATCCGACAACGCGCCAAGGATCTTATAGAGTATTCCTTCGAATACAAGGAATTGATGCTAATACCGGCTGGGTCAATTGATGATTTGGTAAACGAGGGGAAAAAGCTTGGACATTGCGTAGGCAGGTACGCAGAAAAATATGCTTCGGGCGGTTGTGCTATATTCTTCGTTCGAAAGAAAGACAATCCACTGAAGCCATACTACACAATGGAAGTTGTCGAAGGAAGGATTATCCAATGCCAAGGGCGCAGAAATACAGCTATGAACAAGGAAGTATCTGAATTCGTGAATAGATTTGAAAAATTAGTGTTATCGAAATGGAATAGAAAAAAACAGGGGGTAGCCGTATGACGACTCAATTATCCACCCGGACAACTGATGTCATTGCGATAGAGATTAATGCAATCAAGGACCAGACGAAGACGCTGATCCTTAACAATAGTATCGAGATCGGCCGCCGCCTCGTCGAAGCGAAATCAATGCTTCCGCACGGCGAGTGGGGGAAATGGCTTCAAGAATCAGTAGATTATTCCCAAAGTACGGCTAACAACCTAATGAAGATATTCGATCAATACGGATCAAATCAAATTTCGCTGTTCGGGGCTGAAGCAGATTCCCAAGCGCTTGGAAGTTTGTCCTATACACAAGCCGTGGCGCTGCTAGGAGTGCCGGCGGAAGAACGGGAGAAATTTGTTGAGGAGAATAATGTTGAAGACCTGTCTACCCGTGAGCTTCAAAAGCTGATCAAGGAAAAGCAAAAACTCGAAAAAGAATTGAAGCAAGCGAACGAGAAGGTGGAACGAGAAAAATTAGAGAGAGAGAAAATTCAGTCCAGCCTGGTTGAGATGCAGGAACAGAATGCAATGAATTACGAACTGGCTGAACGTTACAAAGCAGAAATGGAGGCTGCAACCGAATCCGGAAACGATGAAAGGGCTGCGGAGCTCCAAGAAGAATTGAACAAGGCGCAAGCTGCTTTGGGTGATTCGGCGAAAATGGTGAAGGAATTAGAGAAGCAGCTGAAGGCCAAACCGATCGATATTCCGGTCAAGGAGATTATCGAGAAGGTACCGGAAGAGATCGAGAAAGAACTGGCCCAGCTGCGAGAGCAAGTAAAGCGAAGTGACAATAAATCCTTGGCAAAATTCGCGGTGTACTTCGAAGCTGTCACGAACAACTTCGGGAACCTCCTTTCCGTCCTGCATGAGATCAAAACCAATGTTCCGGAGGAGCATGAAAAGTATCGTAACGCTGCAGCTGGCTTGCTTGAACGAATGGGAGAAAAAATAAAATGAATCCCAAGGCGGTGCAAATGATCGAAAGTGCGCTCGGCCCGCTGATCCGATCCGGTTGCCGGATCGAGCGCATTCAACTTGTCGTTTGTCCAGGTGCAGAGATTGCAACGCATCAATCAGTAAGGACCAGGTTTGGAGATATCCGCATCAAACCAGATGGATATGTAAAGAAAGGGTTGTCTTACTTAATCGAGGATCCTGGACGTAAGGGAAGAGGATTTGCATGGGTGTCAGGGTATAAGGCGCAGTAGACACATACTGCGAATTTAGAGAGGAGATTGAAAATGGCTGAAAATCAATATGCTTCTTGGTTTCGGACGGAATTCAGAGAGTTGGAGGAACAAGGAAAATCAGGCGATGAATTGAGACTTGCTATGTTTCAAAAGGGGTTTTTCATCATGCAAGATGTGATGAACTCAGACTTCCCTTCGTGGACAGAAAAACGAAAATCGATTTACGATGTTATGAAAATGATCGAGTATTCGCAAGGTTGGGTTAGGTAGATAGTTATTACACATTCCGAAGACAATGAGTCGTAATTAGCAGCTGAACATAAAAGAATCCGCCGCAGTGATTTGGTCGTCGCGCGGCGGATTCAGGCAAGATATTCCTTTCATTATTATACCAAATAATGAGGGGAATGAGGGGAATGCTTTTGGCAGCAGAAAGAACGGGAGAGCAAGGGGAACTCTGGCCGTCGGTAACTGATACAGATAAATTAAAAACGCGTAGAATGCTCGAAGACTATATGAAGAACAAGCAGATGGTAATGGCATTTTCTCAGAAAAACACTTTGCCAGATCAGATGAAGAAGGTATACCAGGAGAAGAAAGATGAACTCGAAATCATTGAACTGGCTTTCAATTTGATCCAAGATCCAGCAGTTAAGAAGATCATTGAGAACCGATTCTTCAAACTCAGAAAATGGAAAGAAACAGTGAATTATCATAGTGGTGGATATAGTGAGAGGACAGTTGATCGCTATATTGATAAAGGAATCGAAGCCGTTGCAGATAGTTTGAAACTGTGGGGCTTTATATAAAAAAGTGACGGTTATTTGTCTGCAATGCGTCGGCGTTCTGACGGCGGTTGAGGGATACAGTGGAATCAGGAAGGAAAACTCTTCCTGGGAGATGTCTGCTGCCCCTTATCGCCGCAGGCGCTCGGCCGTGCTGTGGGTCATAATCATATGACCTTAGACGTAGATCGTCAAGGGTGCGGACTGTGGGGAAGCGGTTAAGAGCACCGCAATATTATCATGGCCTTCATGGAAATACAGGTTCGATTCCTGTAAAGGCCCTGCTGTAAATTTCCTTCATAACCTTTTGTATGCCATCCGGTTTCCGGGTGGCCTTTTTTATGGAACGAGGTGTGAGATGAAGCAGAATAAACCAATGGTGAGGCAACCTCTGCAATGTCGTGGATGTGTGTGGGGCAAGTGGGAGGCGCCTGCTCAGTTTTGCTTAAAGCCAGGCGATCTATGCGAGAAGGGCTCCATGCCTAAAGTCGGTGATAAGAAATGAATACGGTTCAGCCGATCAGAGACCCTGCATTAATCGAAGCAATGAAGAATTACCTTCGGTGTACGAGCGAGAGAAACTATATTTTCTTTTGCATGGGGATCTACAGTGGGCTTCGTGTATCTGACTTGCTCGAGTTACAAGTTAAATCTGTTCGTAATCAAACCCATATTAGCTTGGTTGAAAAGAAGACTGAGAATACCAAGAAACGAAACAAGAAAAAGAAATTCATAATTCATAGGGATCTTGTAGACGATCTAAATAGTTACATCAAAGGGATGGATGATAATGCTTATCTTTTCCCGAGTCGGCAGAAGAAAACAACTACAGGAGAACGCGGGAAGCCTATCGACCGTTCTACCGCCTATAAAATGTTAAACAATGTCGCGGATCGATTTGGGCTAGTAGAGATCGGCTGCCATACTCTGAGAAAGACTTGGGGCTATCATCTTTATTTAGAAAATCCACGTAACCTAGCGTTACTAATGGATATGTTCAATCATTCTGATCCAACGTATACACTAATGTATCTTGGACTCACGCAAGACGCTATGGATGCTGCAATCATGCGTTTGAGTTACACATAATTCTGTCAATGTCGCACTGAAAATGTGGAGCACTCAAAACCCTTGATTTTACTGAGTTTTGGTGTTTTTACGAGTGCAACAGAATATAGGTTATGTTTCACCCTGCTTACATTTATTAGTGAAAAACCAGACTACAACAACGAGAAATTTGGCTTCGATTTTAGCCTGTGGAATGTCTGGTTACGTCACTGAGAAAAAGTTAGTGTGAAAACCAACTCAATTATCAGGAGGTGGGGTGTTTGAGGTGTCGCGGCAGCCAAGTGAATTAAGAAAAAAAGCAAAAAAAATATGGCTCGCCAGTGGCCGGAAAAAGAAGCCGAAAGAGATTGCCGATCAGCTGGGTATCTCGGCCGCGCTCGTCCGTAAGTGGAAGTGCTTGGATGAGTGGGACAAGATCCCTTTGCTTCCGAGTCGAGTCGGCGCGCCGCTGGGGAATAAAAACGCTGTAGGGAATAAAGGTGGTCCGGGTGGGCCTCAGGGGAATGACCACGCAGTGAAGCATGGGCTTTTCCGTAAGTTCCTGCCGGACGATGAGGAAACACGCGAAATCTTCGATGGTGCCGGCGAAATGTCCACGCTGGACGTTATGGCGGGTATGATCCAAATAAAGCTGACGAACATTCTACGGGCTCAGAAGATCATGTTTGTCAAAGATCAGGCCGACGAGACCAAGGTCATCAAGAAACGAAAGCGGCAGATGGAAGTGGTCAAGGAAAAGGTCAATGGCGAGGAACGTGTCTACGACATCGTGCCGACATACATCGAAGAAGAATTTGATATCCAGCATGCTTGGGATAAACAGGCCAAGGCTCTCACGTCTCAGGCGAGGGCGTTCAGTGAGCTTCGATCTATGATTCGCCAGTACGAAGAGATGATTCGGCAGGCTGATCCGGATGAAGTGACCGAGAAGCGTCGGAATGAAATGGAGCTGCTAAAATCCCAAGTTAAAGCAATGGCAGCAAAGGAATGGTGATATGGCAAAGTATGCGATTCTGAAAAGCTTTTACGCTTCAGAAGCGTGGCAGAAGTTCCGCATCGTCGTGATTAATGAAAGAGCGATCAGGGACGGCGGCATGCGCTGCGAACATTGCGGCAAGTACGTGCTCAAATCAAGCGAGCTGACCTTGCATCATATCATTGAGCTCACGCCTGAGAATGTCCATGACGTGAACATTGCTCTTAATCCCGAGAATATCCTTGTGGTCCATCATGAATGCCACAACGAGATCCACGGGCGATTTGGTTACCAGACTGAGAAGGGCGTCTATATTGTCTACGGTCCGCCGCTTGCCTGTCATGAGGATTACGTCCAGCAGCACAGCGTCCGTGGTGATCTGATAGTCGATATGGATAGGCTGTATGCAGCAGTATCCATGCTGCCGTACTACGACAAGCCGGACGGCCTGCTGCCGAACGTTCGAGGCATCCATAATATGCTGATCGACAACATCAAGACGCGTTATGGGAAATGGCGCAGCGCTTGGGTCATCGGTGGTTATGCCGACAAGCGCAAGCGTGAACGATTGGCCGAGGACTTGGGGGCTGAGCTGATCTTCTGTGATGTGAGCCGGGATGAATGTCTGGCACGTCTGGAAGTGGATGAGGATCGGAAGTATCGCAGGGATGAGTGGCGCGGGTACATCGATAAATGGTTTGAACAATATCAACCGTGAGGAGCGAAGGAAGATGAATGGTACAGCGCAATGGGATCAAATGCTTGCGGCTATTCGCGATATGGCAGAAATACTAGCGAAGTACCGGGATGAATTGTTGAACCAAGGTTTTGAAAGAGAAGAAGTAATCAGGCTGGTTATTGAATATCAAAAACAAATTATGGGTTTCGATAAATGATACGCCTTGGGGTGAACTATCTTTGAATAATAATGGCTATCAGAAATATATCATTGCAGCTGGCAATATCGCTGCGGCGGAACAGATTGCTAAAGATAACGGTTTGCTCAGAAAAGAGTGGACCTATGCCTATTGCGGATACCCAACAAAACATTTAAAAGACGGCCTGCTGGCTGAAAGCGAGGACAGATTGCTTGGCAATTTCAAGCCAGAAGAAAGGTGGCTTCTTACTGCACACTTGGATAAAGGGAGGGATTGAACGTGTTTAAATGGAGATGGAAATGGAAGTTGGCCAACCCAGCATTATTCGATGAGAAGCACAAGGATAAGCGAGAGGCCGTTGTGCCGATATCTTCAGCTTTCTATAAACCGAGTGCGAACATCCGTGAAAAAATGGAATACCTTGACCGGCTGATCCGTCTGAAAGAATCCAAGCCATTTACTTTGGACATCAATGAACGATTAGATTGTGTATGTAACAGCATTGAAACGGATCTAGGTATTATCGAGGATTATCTTGCTGATAAACCTGACATGGGAAAGTTCACCATCAATACAAGAGTGGAAGTACAACCCGGAGTCAGCAATGAAGCGATTCAGAATATAACTGATCGAATTAAAAAAAGCAGTCGGTATCCCCCCCGGTCAGTAGATTTTACGAAATCGCCCCGGACCGTATAGGGGACCCTTTTTTTGCACAAGGTCAAAAATTTGAAAATCAGGGAGGTGGTTCGAATTTCTGCCAAGATGGAAATTTTCAACCGAGAGGAAGCGAAACTTCGAGAAATTTTCAAAAAAGTGGATCCTGAAAAGGCTGAACTGGTTGACGGACTTATTCAAGATGCGGCTTTCTTGAAAGCTGAAAACTGCGAGCTGCGTCGCCGGATGGCAGAAACCGGGATGGTGGAATTTCATCCGACGAATCCGAGGCTTCAGCGGACCGTGGAGGCGGCCAAGCAGTACCTAAAGAACGTGAATTCATATTCTGTCATTGTAAAAACGCTGAATGGGGTACTAATGAAGGACGTGATCGAAGACGATGACGAATTCGATAAGTTCCTGCGTGAACGTCAGGGCGACTAATTACCTTCTGCAATACAAAAGCGCCATTGATCGTGGCGAGATTATCGCGGGCCAGGAATTGCAGCAGCTGCTGAATAATCTGGTCGCTGATCTGGAAAACCCGGATTATATCTACGATACGTCGGATGCGCACTTCCGGATCGAGTTCATAGAGACGTTCTGCCGACATACGAAAAGCCCGTTCTATGGTAAACCGTTTTTGTTGGAGCTATGGGAGAAAGCTTTTATTGAAGTCTTTTACTCCTTCAAATGGTCCGACGAGGGATATTACCGATATTACGAAGAATACTCGCCAAAACCCAAGCTTCGCCGATTCAAAAAGGCCATTCTCCTGATCGCTCGGAAAAATGGTAAGTCCACGCTCTGCGCGGCGCTCTGTTTGACAGAGATGATGGTTGGCACGGGCGGTAATGATATCGTGTGTTCCTCCAATGATGACAGTCAGGCGGACCTCATTTTCGGTGAGATCAACAATATGCGGGAGCAATTCGATCCGAAAGGCAAGCGAACCCACAAGAACCTGAAGGGGATCTATAACCAGAAGAATCGCAGCCGCATTTTTAAGATTTCGGACAAGACCCGAAACAAGGAAGGCCGGAATATCGACGGGGCAATCCTGGACGAATCCCATGAGATGAAGACCAATGTCATTGCCAAATCCATTGACCAATCGCAGTCCACCAAAGACGAGCCGTGGTTCATCAACATCACGACCGAAGGATTCGTAAATGACGGGTATCTCGATCAAGAATTAAAGTATGCCCGAGAGGTCCTGGAGGGCGAAATGGAGGACGCCACGCTTTTACCCTGGCTTTACACGCAGGATAGTGAGCAAGAGGTATGGCAGAACCCGAAGTCCTGGCAGAAGTCCAATCCAAGCCTAGGGACCATTAAGAAGGTTAAATATATCAAGGATCAAATCCGCAAGGCGCAGAAGGACAAAGCTGAGCGGGTTTTTATGTTGTCTAAAGATTTCAATATCAAATCAAACAATGCGGCGGCATGGCTGCTCGCGGAAGAAATTCGGAATAGCAACGACATTCCCTTTGAGCTGGAAGAGATGCGAGGTCGTGTCGCAATCGGTGGCGTAGACTTATCTAAGTCCGGTGACTTGGCATGCGCAAGAGCAATGTTCATAAAGGGTGGAAGGAAGTACACGGTTTCTCAATACTTCATTCCGGAAACGAAGCTCCTTAACCTACCCAAAGAAGATGAGGACAAATACAAGGAATGGGTTCGCCAAGGCCGCATTACGATCAGCGACGGCAACGAAAATGATTTCCGTCATGTGACAGCTTGGTTCGCTAAGCTGGTGAAGGAATACGGTATTCGCTTCCTGAAGATCGGTTATGATAAATGGTCCGCTATCTATTGGGTGAAGGAAATGGAGGAAATGGGCTTTGATATGGTGCGCGTGGTGCAAGATTGGGGACCGCTGTCCGAACCGATGCGTCTGGTTGAGGCGGACCTTCGAAGTGATCTGATCTATTACAACGATGACAGCCTGGATCGATGGTGCTTGGAGAACACAGCCATTACGGTAAATTCGAAGATGGAGCAAATGCCAATCAAAATCCAAGGTAAAGAGGACAAGAAGATCGACGGTGCGGTAACGCTGATCATTTGCTATCGGGTGTACCTTGATAATCGGAGCGATTTCCTGAGGTTGTCAGCCTAAGTACATTCTAGAGAAGGGAGGTAAACCCATGTCATTGTTGGACGTGCTCCGTGGTTGGTCTGGTCAGCGTAAAGACGCTAAAATCATGCGAATGCTAAGCGGTGGGCTACCGGTATTCAGTCAATTTGGGACAGATATCTATGCTTCCGATATCGTTCAGAACTGCATCAATGTTATTGCGACGGAAATGAGCAAGCTTCAACCGCGGCATATCCGCAACACGGAGGAAGAGCAAAATATACCAAAGGGAAACATTAACCGGCTGCTGAAGTTCGGTCCGAATCCGTTAATGACAACGAGCGAGTTTATTGAAAAGACGATCTGGTTACTTTTCATGAACTACAATGCATTTATCATTCCAATATTCGATTCAGATTACAGCAGCGGGATCGAACGGCGAACATACCGTGCTATGTATCCGATTAATCCAAGTCGCGTTGATTTTCTTCAGGACCCGGAAGGGATGATGTTGATCCGATTCTATTTTCCGAATGGAACAGACTTCACTTTCCCATATGACGACGTGATCCACCTGCGAAAAAAATTCTCTGTGAACGAGATGATGGGAGGGGGGCTGAACGGGCAGCCGGATAATGCGGCTCTTCTAAAGGTTCTTGAAGTAAATAGCACGTTATCTCAAGGGCTTGCTCGGGCAGCCAAGATTAATGCATCCATTCAGGCAATTCTGAAGATAGCTACAATGATGGATGATGACGCCAGCCGCGCTGAACGGGCGAGGTTCGAGCGCTTAATAGCTTCAGGCGAAAGCGGTATTTTACCGATTGATTTGAAGGGTGAATATATTCCGGTTAAAGGCGACGTCAAATTTATTGACAAAGATACCCTGGCATTCCTACAGCAAAACGTACTGAATTGGTTTGGAGTATCCTTGCCGATCCTCACCGGAGAATTTAATGATGACCAGTACCAAGCCTTTTACGAAAAAGCGCTTGAGCCACTGGTCATTTATTTTGGGCAAAAGTTCTCCAAAAACATGTTTACGGAGCGGGAGCTGGACGTAGGAAATGAGATCATTTTCTATCATCGTGATATGAATTATCTCAGTACAGCAGCCAAGCTTAACCTGATCAAGACAACAGGGGAGCAAGGGCTGTTAAGCGATAACCAGAAGCTGAAGCTGCTGGGGTATCCGCCAGTCAAAGGCGGCGAGCGCCGGACGCAGTCTCTGAACTATATTGACGTGTCCTTGATCAACCAATATCAAATGACGAGCTTAAACAAGGGAAAGGCGGTGGAAGAACATGAGCCAAATTAAGCTTCCGGGCCTCATGCTAAGGGAAAAACGATCGTTTACTTTACCCGACATCAGGGCCGAGGGGGAAAGTGGGATTATTAGTGGGCATGCCGCAGTATTTGATCAAAAAACCCTGATTGGCGGGATGTTCGAAGAAATCATTGAACGCAGCGCCTTCGACCGCACGGATTTTCGGGATGTCGTGCTTACCATAAATCATAATTTACAGAGCATCCCTCTGGCCAGGAGTCGAAACAACAACGCTAATTCGACTTTGCAGCTGAATGTGGATGATAAAGGTTTATTTGTCCGAGGAAACGTGGACATCGAAAATAATTCCGAGGCAAGGGCATTGCATTCGTCGGTGGCTAGAGGCGACCTGAATGGAATGTCCTTTATTTTTATTATCCGTGACCACAAGTGGGAGGGTTTAGACACGGATATGCCTGTCCGTCGGATCTTAGACATAGCCCGAGTCATTGAAGTATCCGCAGTATCCTTTCCGGCTTATGCCGGGACTGATATAAATGCTCGCGACGAGCAGGCACTGGAGAGTGCCCGCACCGCACTGGAGAGTGCGCGGTCCGAACTGGTGAGTTCGAGAAACGAGCTTGAAATGTTACGCCTGAGAAGTCAAATACTCTTGAAAGGTTGATGATGAAACATGAGAAAATTTCTGGAGAAACTGCTTGGACAGAAAGAAGCACGCAAGGCTGAATTGGGTGGTCTGGCCGACAAAGCTACGACGCTCGAAGAGTTGCGAAGCATCAATAGTGAACTGGAAGGCATCAATGCAGAAATTACTGAGCTCCGGAGCGAGCTTGCGAAGACGCCGGAAGTTCCTGCAGGTGGGAACACACCGCCAACTGAAGGCAGAAGCCAAACTCCACTGACAACTGGGAATTTCGCACAAGGTCAGGTTATGAGTTCGTATGGAATGCAGCAGCCGCAGCAGCGCAGCGGGGAACAAACCGATCCATTCAGCACCATGGAATACCGAAACGCATTTATGGCATTCGCCAAGACCGGCGAAATCCGGCCGGAGCTGCGGGCTAACGCTACGACAACCACCGCAGACGTATCAGCGGTTATTCCGACAACGATCCTGGCTGAAGTTGTAAAGAAGCTGAAAGTATACGGCCAAATATTTAAGGGTGTCCGCCAATTGAATATTAAAGGTGGCGTGGAAGTGCCCATTCTCACCCTCAAACCTACGGCTACATGGATCGGGGAAGATAAATCTTCCGACAGGCAGAAAGTTCAAGCGAAAGAAAAAGTATCTTTCAGCTATTACGGTCTTGAATGCAAAGTGGCTATCTCCTTGCTGGCGGATACAACCACGCTGGACGGATTCGAAACGACAATTACGGATTTGATCGTCGAAGCAATGATCCAGGCTATCGATCTTGCAGTCGTGCGTGGAGACGGCGCAGGCAAACCGAAGGGAATTATCAAAGATACCCGTGTTCCGGAAAACCAGATCGTTACCTTGACCGACGTCGAATTTACGTCCTGGGTCGCTTGGAAGAAGAAAGTGTTGGCCAGATTGCCGCTTGCATATAAAGCTGGCGCAACGTTCTTGATGTCTTCAGGTACGTTTGAAGGCTACATTGACGGCATGACAGATGATAATGGGCAGCCGATTGGCCGAACAAATTACGGGATTACAGACGGCCCGCAGGGTCGGTTCAGCGGCAAAGAGGTCATCGAGGTGGAGGATGATGTACTTCCTTTTTACGACGACGCACAGGCGGGGGATGTTGTCGCGATTCTGTGTAACCTGAAAAACTACGGCTTCAACTCAAATCTTGAAATGACCATGTTCCGCTATTTTGATCATGACGCGAACGAGTGGGTCGATAAAGCGGTCTTGATTGCCGACGGCAAGCTCATCGATCCGAACGGCGTCGTAATCGTCAAGAAAGCAGCAACCACCTAATCTGAGGGCGAACAGCCCTCTTTATTATTTTGAATGGAGGAGATCCCATGGGAAGAACCAAGAAAGACGCAGTTGAAAAGGTGGACGAGGTGAAGACAGGCGACGGAATTGTAGTCCTCTGGAAAGCTAATCGCCCATTGAGCTCAACCGAACATGAACAACTATCCGAAAAGCTTCGTGCAGAGTCCTCGCTGAGCGGCTTGAGAATCGTTCTGGCGCCTTTTTCAGTGGATGCCAGCATAACAGGGCCGGAAGACCAGCAAACCGATCCTACAGCCTCAGAGAAGGTCGTTGAGCCGTCCGATCCTGAACCGGATACTCAGACGGTTCAAGGTGACCAATAAACTCCCAAGCGCTTGGGAAAATGAAGGAGGGCGCCTATGGACCTTCAATATGTGAAGGATTATCTCCGGGTGGATTATGAGGACGATGATCTGCTGATTAATGGCTTTATTTCCGCCGCTAAGCAATATCTGCGAAATGCTGGCGTCGCCGATCAAGAAGAAAGCGACCTGTACAATACCGTGATTCTGATGCTGGTATCCTTGTTCTATGAGAATCGCGAGGTAACAGACAATGATATCAAGATCCCAACCGTCATTAATACGCTTATTGTGCAGCTCAGTGTAAAGAGGACAAGTGCATGAACGCTGGACAACTCAAAGGAAAGATAACCGTCTGGAGGAAGGTTCCTGATAAGAACGAGATGAAGGAAACCACATTCGTTGATAAGGAATTTATGCAATTGTGGGCTGAAATCATTCCGCAGACGGCGACATTGCAGCGGGCGGCGGCAGATACCATGCTGAGCAGTACAACCCATAAAATCAAGGTGAGGTACGGAAGCGGGAAGCTGATCAAGCAGGATATGTGGATCACATTCAAGGGCCACCGATTCGATATCAAGTACATTTTGAATCCATATTTCCGAAAGGAATCCCTTGAAATTTTTGTGGAAGAAGTGATTACATGACGCGCCAAGATGATTTTGATTTGTCGGGTCTGAGCGACTTCACGGGTCGCTTGCTGGATCTGGCCGACGTGCAATTTCCAAAGGAGTCGCGCCGGTTTATGCAGCAAGAAGGGAATAAGCTGCGCCGAATCACGGCCGCTAAGGCGAGGCGGTTAGTGAAGCGCAGAAGTGGAAAGTACCTGAAGGGCATCAAGCGCGGGAAAGTATACAGGTACAAAGGTCAGGAGCTGGCTGTGAGGGTATATGACTCGTCGCCGCATGCTCATCTAATCGAGCACGGTCACCGTCATGTGACCAAAGACGGCCAGGAAGTTGGTTTTGTCCGGGGTAAGAAGGTTTTTGAAAAGTCGCGGGCCGAGTTCGCGGATACCTTCGCTCAGGATTGCGAGGATTTTGTGGACGAAATGCTGGCGAGGGGGCTGAGGTAATTGATTGATTTGAAGCATGTTCTCCTGGCCGTGAATACTCGGATTGAGGAAATATATCCGGAAATACCAATCCAAAGTTCAGACATCGAAGAAGGGTTTAGCCGCCCTTCTTTTTTTGTTGAATTCGGTGACGTTCGGACAGCGGCATATGGCCCGCGTGGAAAGGAGCGGAATATTCCGGTCACGGTCTACTATTTCCCGTCTGATCGATATAAGAACCGGATTGAGCTGCTGGAGGTACAGGAACGACTCGAACAAACATTCTCGGAAGCTTTTGCTGTTCAGACTGGATTCGTGGTCTACCCCGTAGAAGTGACGAGCACAATCGTTGATGGCGTAATGCAAACGAGCTTCGAAGTCTACTATATCGAAACGGACAACTCCGAAACCGGCGAAGAAATCAGCGAGCTTTACCTAAACATAGAAAAGAGGGATTAACCTATGGCGATTGGCCTGCCTACTATCGACATTATCTTTAAAAAGCTGGCCGCGACGCTTGTAACGCGTTCGGCCAGCGGCATTGTCGCCCTGATTGTTAAGGATGACACGGACAGCACCCACGCAGTGAAGGAATACACATCGGTTCTGCAAATTGATGCTACAAAATTCACGGTGAGCAATGTGCAGTATATCAAGGATGTATTTTTGGGAGGGGCTGCAAAAGTGATTGTGGCTCCGGTCGCGACCGATAGCATTGCAGTCATTGGCGACGCCATCAAGGCGATTGGAAGCCGCAAATATAACTGGATCGGACTCGCTGAAGGAAAGGACGACGAGCAGACGGATCTTGTGGCATATATCAAAGAACAGGAAACGGCTAAAAAGAGTGTGAAAGCCGTGGTATTCGACGCAACAGCCCCGGACTGCCAGCATATCGTGAACTTCACGAATCCCAGCGTCACTACGGCCAGCGGCAAGCTGACGGGAGAAAAATACGTATCCCGGCTGCTCGGTCTGCTTGCAGGCATGCCTCTCACACGTTCCAGCACCTATTATGGGCTTGCGGATCTGATTAGCGTCGAAGAACCGGCAGACGTAGAATCAGCGGTGAACGCAGGCGAGTTTGTTCTTTTTAATGATGATGACCTCGTCCGGGTGGCTCGCGGGGTTAACTCTTTGACCACACTTTCGCCTACCGTGTCGGAAGAGTTTAAGAAGATCGTCATCGTTGAGACGATGGATATGATCCGGGCGGATATTTCCGCGACGTTCAAAAACGATTACCTGGGCAAGTTCAAAAACAAATACGACTATCAGGTATTGCTCATTACGGCCATTAATAGTTATTTCGATGCCCTGGCGAACGAGGATATTTTGGACAATACGTTTGCCAATCGGGCATACATCGACATCGAGGCGCAGCGCGCCGCCTGGATTGCCACCGGGAAAGCCGAGGCCGAGGGCTGGGACGAGCAGACGGTGAAAAATAACACCTTCCGCAGCAATGTGTATCTTGGCGGAAACATCAAGATTACGGACGCTATGGAAGACTTTGAATTCGGAATTGATCTGCAATAAGAAAGGAGTTGAGGGGCTTTGGATAAGGCAAATGGCGTAGTAAGCGGCAATGATTGTATGGTATGGATCAACAACGAAATTTGGGATGAAATTAAATCCTTCGAATGGAAAGTCACAGGTAGTTTTGAAGAAGTGAACTTTCTCGGTGACCCGCGAACCTATAAGAAGTATATGGGGTATGACGGGGAAGGGACGATAACGCTTAACAAAACGAAGAGCCGCGGCGCGCAGCTTCTGGCTGAAGCCTACAAGACGGGGATTATGCCGGATGTGAAAATCGTAACCAAAACGACGAACAAGTCTACTGGTAAATCTGAGCGGGCAGTATTCACGGGAATTACCTTTAGCGAATTCGGCGGGAAGTCTGAAGCAAAGGGACTTTTGGAGGAAGAACTTCCGCTCAGCTTTGCGGAATATGAATTTTTGGAATTTATGTAAGTGCAGTTAAAGGGGCGGAATATCCGTCCCTATTTTTATTTACCAGGAGGAAATTAACATGTCCAATCATGATCGTAATGTAAAACTTACTCTAAAAGACCTGATCGCCAAGAAGGCCGCTAAACAAGCCGCCAGAAACTGGTCCGAAGAGGTCTACATTGATAGCCTGGAAGGTGAAATCACAGTTTCACATCCAGGCGAGAAAATCATGTTCAAGACCTTTGATATGGTTGACGGCTCTAGTTCGGCCGAGGATGCTGTATACGCAAATGCCTTTGTCATTTATCATGCCGTCAAGCTGTTCCAAAGTCAGGAACTGATGGATGAGTTCGACGTGAAGGACAATGTCGATATTGTCCGCCATTTGCTAACACCTGTTGAGATTAATGAACTGGCCCAACTGATCATGGAGCGCTCCGGATTTGCGAAGGGTGAGCAGGTGAAAGAAAAAGCAAAAAACTCCTAAAACATGATCCTGACCTGCAATTGATTGGTTTCTATGTCTTACGGGGTCACGATCATGATATGCTGATCAATCTTTCAACGACAGAAAAGCTAATGTATCAGCTATGGATGGAGGCAGCGCACGAAGAAAAAGCTCAGGAAATGAAGCAGCTATTTGGGGGCCGATAGGCCCCTTTTCCTTTGCTCTGAAAGGAGGGGGATAGATGGCAAATAGGACAATCAATACCATCCTTAACCTGCGGGATCGTTTCTCAGGAAGGATGCGGAATGTAGCCAACCAAACAAGACAGAGCTCCAGGCAGATGTCTTTACTGAGCAACAATGTCAGGCAATTCAGACAGCGGGCAGTATCTGGATTTACAGACGTAGCCAAAAAGGCCGCATTCGTTGGGGTTGCATTAACGGGGCTTTCGACCGCTGCGTTATCTATTGGCAACAGCGTAGAATTTGTGAATGAATATCGTTCCTCATTGATTAATATGCAGGCAGCGACCGGCGCAACCTCCGAGCAGATGGCGAGCATGAAGAAGGAGATCATGGATCTCTACAGGATGAACCTCGGAGAAAGCTGGTCCGACTTGGCCCAATCGATGACGATTGCGAAGCAGGTCACCGGACAGATGGGCGAGCAACTGAAGCAGACAACCAAGATGGCGGTTACTTACCGGGATACGTTTGGGGAAGAGATCCCCGAGACGATCAAAGCCTCGGATACGATGATGCGAAATTTTGGGATCACGAGCACGCAAGCATACAACCTGCTGGCTCAGGGCGCTCAGCAAGGGCTCAATAAATCCGGCGAGCTCCTGGATACGGCAAATGAATACAGCGTCTATTTTAAGTCGCTCGGATTCTCAGCTAGTGAAATGTTTGACGTATTCAAAGCGGGGCTAGAAGGTGGAGCCTTCAACTTGGACAAGGTTGGGGACAGCATCAAGGAACTGGGGATAAGGACGAAAGACGGCTCCCAGTCAACGGTGGAAGCTTACAAGATTATCGGTGTCAATGCGTCGAAAACGATGAAATCCTTCGCCAAAGGCGGGCCGAGCGCTCAAAAAGCATTCAGACAAGTCGTGAATGCCTTGGAAAAGGTAAAGGACCCGGTAGCCAGGAATACCGCATCCGTGAACCTTTTCGGCACTCAGTTCGAAGACCTGGAGAAGAACACAATTTCCGCCCTCACCCACGCTCGCAGCCAGTTCGATATGACGAAAAACACAATGGACCAGATTGGGAAAATTAAATACGGAAATATGAATCAGGCGGTGCAAGGGATTGGCCGCATGTTCGAAACCTCCGTATTGATTCCCATAGCGGATCGGGTGCTGCCAAAGCTGAACGAATTCGGCCAGTGGTTTCGCAGTAAGACTCCTGAAATCGAGTCTCTGATTGATAAGGCATTTACGAAAGGTGCCAAAGTCATCGAAGGGTTTAAGGATTCCATTCAGTGGGCGAGGGATAATGCTGAATGGCTGACACCTGTGGTCATCGGTCTTACGTCGGCAATCGCTGCGCAGAGGATCGTGGGAGTCGTCAGTAAAATGTACAGCACATGGACGAACGCCACCAGAGGGCTCACAGTCGCTCAGGTGGCATTAAACCTTGTTACCAAGGCAAGCCCGTTCGGGTGGATCGCTACGGTAATCGGCTTGGTCGTGGCTGCTGGAGTGTATCTCTATAAAAACTGGGATACGGTCAAGCTTAAAGCTCAGCAGCTATGGGTCACCTTGACGAGCGTCTGGACGAACATAAAAACAAGCATTACCAGCGCAGTCACTGGAGTTTCGACGTGGCTGAATTCTTTCCCACTTGGACAAACCTTTCTTGAGACGACTCGGGGCCTGATTGCAAGTGTAAAGCAGATTTTTAATGGATTTATCCAGTTCTTCAAATCGGTCTTTAAAGGAGACTGGGAAGGAGCTTGGCAGGGCATTGTCGAGGTCTTCCGAGGCCAGTTTTCGATGATTACGACATATGCGAAAGCGCCGATTAACGGCATTATCGATATGATCAATGGCGTCATTGAAAGGGTCAATAAGATCAGCGTCGATATTCCTTCTTTTATGGGCGGCGGACATTTTGGTGTAAGCATCCCTACTATTCCGAAATTCGCGCTTGGTACCAGCTATTTCCGGGGTGGCCTGGCACAGATCAACGAGCGCGGCGGCGAGCTAGTCAACCTGCCGAATGGCAGTCAAGTCATCCCGGCCGACAAGACGGATAGAATGCTGAACAAACAATTCGGTCCGATCGAAGTTACGGTTATCGTTCAAGGCAATGTCATCGGCAATGATGAGTTTCTGAATCATATGGGCAGTGCGCTCGTCAATAAGCTGAAGCTCGCATTATCCAATCAATAAAGGGGGAGAGTCCATGGATATCGTTCTGAGTTATAACAATATGGCTGAGGTGCTGACGCTGCCGTTTCTTCCGGCTGAAATGACTCTCCCCGGCGTTCAAATGGATAATGAAGAGATGGCGCTATCCAGTGGCTATAAGGGCGTAGGCAAGCTTAATCTGATCGGTTTGCGCGGGCTCCAGGAACTGACCATTGAATCTTTTTTTGCAACAAAATATTATCCGTTTGCGAAGAAGCAGAAAGACGGCTGGGAATGCGTCAATCTTATCAATAGGTGGTCAGGAACCCGTAGACCAATTCGGGTGATTATCACAACGAGCAAGCACTTGGAAGTATTGAATATGGCTTGTTTGATCGAATCTTTTGTTTACGGCGTGGATCGCGCCGGAGACATCCCTTATACGCTGCAGCTGAAAGAATTCCCGATGCCGGTGGTGAAGTAGATGGGCCATGAAATCATGCTAATTCAGAATGGCAAGAAAACCAATATTACTCCGCTGATTGGGAGCTTGGCTTGGTCCAGCAATATCGATGCGCTGGGCGACGACATCACATTTAACTACGCCTATAATGATTCGCCGTACTTCAAGCAATACGATGTGATCCGCGAGGGAGACATCGTGGCTCTACTGAATCAGGGAAAGGTCATCAAACATTATGTGGTCGTTCAGATATCGACGTCAGGCAGGTTCGGCAAGAGCATAACCGGATTTGATTTTGGATGGTACCTCAACAAAAACAAGGTGGTCATTCAGTTTAAAAAGGCCAGCGTTAGCGACGCGATCCGAAAGCTTTGCGACAAAGTGGGGATCAAGCATGAGATTGTGGCCATCCCCACTTTGGTTACGAAGATTTATAAGGATGAGGCTGTCAGTGACGTGATCAAGGAATTACTGGACCAGGCGAAGCAGGAGACAGGGGTTACTTATCGCATGGAAATGGTCGATCAAACGTTAACTATCAAGAAGCTGACGGATTTGGTCATTAACCCCAAAATCAAGCTGGCGGATAATACCGGATCGTTCCCGGCGGCACTATCGGCGTCCAATGCTACCCGGACTACTTCGATCGACGATTTACGAAATAGTGTTGTTGTGGTTACCAGCGAAGAATCCACGAAGGTATACGCTGAGGCCAGTGATTCGGCATCCATCAAAAAATATGGTCTGCTGTCGGAAAACGTGTCCGTGGATGCCAAGAATAAGGCCCAGGCTCGAAACATTGCAAAGAATACGCTGAAGGATCTGAACCGGATCAAAGAGGAACTGACGCTTGACCTGCTGGGCAGTGATGAGATCAAAGCGGGCAGATTGATTGATATGGATGTGGATACCATCGGCGCCAAGGGCAGGTACATTATCACAAGCGCGAACCATAGTGAAGCGAATGGCATTCATCGGGTTACCGTGCAATTGGGGGCGAGCTAATTGGAGTCATGGGAGGTACAGCTTGCAACGATCTTCAATCGGAAGGCCGGAGAAGATCCGGCTGCCGAAGCAGTGAGCGCCAAAGTCATATCTCCATTGCCGAATATCTCATTATCCTTGGGTGACGAGATCATTTTGGATGAGGAGAACCTGATTGTGGCGAACCGGATATATGAGATCCCTTTGCAGCCAGGCGACGAAGTGATTTTGCTGCCGACCGCAGGCGGTCAAATTTTTTATCTTATGGATAAGGTGGGGAGGTAATGTTTCCGGAAATCGACCCTATATCTGATTCTGACACTTTGCCGGTCCAAACGGACTTGGGCAAAGTGTTTTTGTTTGATTTTGAGGAAAAACGATATGTCCTCCGGGACGGTAAGCCGATAGAAGCCACTTACGACGAGGCAATCCGGCAATGGGTGACGATGCTGCTGATTACTGAAATCGATCAATACATTATCTATGCGGACACGGGGTTCGGCATCGGTATCAAGCAGTTCATCGGCAGGCGGGATATACCGCTTGGCGTCATTAACAGTGAGGTTAAACGTCAAATCACGGAGCAGGTGACGAAGCACAGCCAAATTACGGGTGTCGATAATTTCGAAATCGATCGGGAAGACGGGAAGGCGAAGCTGACCTTCAGCGTGGCCACTCTCCGGGGAGTCGTTGACGGGATTGAAAGCGAGGTGAGGATTGGTGGACGAGATTTTTAAGCAGCTCCTGGCCGACATCGGGGAACAGTACGACAAAACTGAGGGATACTTGGTCTACGATCTTCTGAAAAGCGTAGCCCTTGCGCTCAATACCAAGGCTGGCCGGTTGGATGAGATTGAATCGTTGCTGGATGTTGAGAATATGACCTATCCGCTGCTTGATATTTTTGTGAAGCAGCGTAAGGGGATCGAACGAAATCTGGCTACTTATTCCAAAGGCACGTTGCTGGTTACCGGAAATGGCACAATCAATACGGGGGATTTGTTCGAAACCCCGTCAGGCGTACAGTTTGAATCCAAGGAGAAGAAGTCCATCGTTGGAACCGGCCAAATAACCGTACAAGCGCGAATTGCGGGGCCGACAGGAAATGTCCCGGCTCAGATGATAACGCAAATGCCTGTAACCATTCCAGGGATTACGCAGGTCACCAATCCGGAGCCGACAAAGGACGGCTATGAGGAGGAATCGGACGACAGCCTGCGCGAGCGGTACTATATCGCCGTCCGCACGCCACCCACGAGCGCCAACACCTATCATTATCTCTCATGGGCAAAGGAAATTTCAGGCGTTGGGGCGGTGAAAGTCTTTCCGCTGGAGCGCGGGGAGAATACGGTCGAGGTTGTTATCATCGACCAGGAGAGGAAACCGGCATCGGCTTCCCTTGTGGCCAAGGTTCAAGAGCATATTGACCCCGGCAGCGAAGGGCTGGGAAATGGGGAGGCTCCGATTGGAGCGAAATGCTTCGTTATTTCGGCATCGGGCTTGGACATCAATGTCACGGCCAGCGTCACCAAATCAAGCGACCTCACGGATTTGGAAGTCTTAGCGAACATTCAACTTTCCATAGCCGAGTATCTGAAGGGTGTCGCCTTTATATCCGATTATGTTTCCTATGCGCGGATCGGGGAGGCCATTCTGAATAGTTCTGGCGTTGAAGATTACTCTGGCTTGCTCCTCAACGGGGCGGCGGATAACGTTGCTGTCGGAAGGAAAGAGGTCGCGGTATTGGGGGTGGTATCCATTGGATAACCAAAGTGAACTGGTCGGCAGCCTGCATAAAATCGTCCGGGAAGATCCATTCATCGGTGCCTTGACCGGCTCGATAGGTCTATCCCTGGATAACTTCGATGCCAAGATGGATGATTTACTCGCTCAGCTGAACATCGACACGGCCACCTGGGGGCTGAAGATTTACGAAAAGGAACTTGGTCTGAAGACGGACGTTTCGAAGCCGCTGGACGACCGCCGCAGCGTAATCAAGAGTAAGATCCGGGGAACCGGGAAGATTGGTGCGGTGCAGATCAAAATCGTCGCGGATGCATACAGCAATGGAAACGTGGAGGTTGCCTTCGATAAGGCGATCATCATTAAATTCAACGGTTTTTATGGAGTGCCAAAAAACTTGGACGATCTGAAAAACGCCGTTCGAGAGATTGCGCCTGCTCATTTGGTGATCCGCTATGATTTCAAGTATCTGCTCATCCGGGATATCAATAACGTGATGACGTTCGATCAGCTGAAGCAGGTTCCATTTTCGAAGTTGGCATTCAGAAGAACAGGAGGTGCATAGTTTGCCTACAAATACACCGAATTTGAAATTATACAAGGTTGATGGCGAAACGGACGGCAGCGACACGTTTAATGTGGACGTGGTGCTTAACGACAACTGGGACAAGATTGATGCTGCCATCAAGTCGGTTGAGGATGACCTGGACAATGTCAGTGTGCCGGACGCTTCCCTGGACCATAAGGGGATCGTTCAGCTGTCCAACGCAACGGATGGTACGAGAGAAAATGTAGCGGCGACGGAGAAGGCTGTAAAGCAGGCATACGATCGGGGTACCAAGGGCGTAGACGATGCAAAGGCCGTCTCAGACAGGCTGTCAAGCATTGAAGAATCAAGAAGATGGGGGGCGCTATAAGATGGCAGACGTGAGCAAAAGACTTTTAAAAGGTGTCCTGGATACTGCAACGACGAACAACTACACGGTTCCACAAAATAAATATACTATTTTCAAATCGATTACAGTAAGTAACACAAGCAGCTCAGTTGATTTGTTTTTAACTATAAGGCTAGCGGGCATTTCAATTATTTCCGGCCATAAGATCAAAGCAAATGATACTTTGCACATTCCCTATCTTGACCAAATTATGCACGCCGGTGATTCTCTGAATATATATGCGTCTGTGGTCTCTGGGACTCTAAGTGGATGTTACTACATCTCCGGCCGTGAGGTGGATGTCTAATGCCTTTAGTGGATATCTACAGATTGGATCAATTCCGTATTGACGGCGCTGGAGGAAGTGGGAATGCGCAGCCTGGAGACGTCTTGAAGGGCAAAACATTCACTAATGACGATGGCGAACAGTTGGGTACAAGAGATCCCGGCAGGAAAACAGCAGAAGGAATAGGGTATCCTACACTCTACAGTGGAAACACCTATAGATTTGAGGTGACGGGCTTAACATTTAGACCTGGATATATTGGTGTTTATCATAAAAGATATGATCAGGATTATGTCTATATTGATCGAAATAACATAACTGCAAATGTAGTTTTTTATCGATCGGATCAAAACTCTGTAACATTCTATAATAGGGTGGTTCTTACAGCTAGCGGTTTTTACATTTATTTCAATGACAATTACCCCGACCTTACAATACCAATATACTGGGTTGCGGATGAATGAGAGGAGGGTTGATCAACTATGTTCTTAAATAGGTTGTATTTCAAAAAGACAAACGGCTACCTCGTTGCTCAAAGTTACCGTAAAGGCGATGTTTTGGAGATCCCGACAGTTGAAGATGATTTCGCTCATCTCGCCCCTTTAATGGGATTGACATTAAATGACGTGTACATGATCAACTTGTCAGAAGGAGAGTATGAACAAGATCTGAGGGAAGCAGAGAGTATACGTCTAAATTTAGACACGATGAGCGTTGAGTTTTCCTACAAAGATCCGAATGCACCTGATCCCGAACATCCAGTATTCGAAAAATCTCTTTCCGAGAAGGTTAAAGAACTACAAGACGAAAACACCCTGCTTAAGGCCCAGAATGCGGCTCTATCCGACCGGGCAGATTTTATTGAGGACGTCATCGCAGAAATGGCTCAGCAGGTTTATCGGTGATATCCCTTTTATTTTATTGGTTCATGTCACACATGAAAGGGGGTGAGGACATGATGGCGATGTTTTTTTCACAGCGTGTAATCTTGGGTAAGACCAAGTACAACGAAGTACCAGCGACCCTGCAAGCGAGTGTTAAAGAAATCTTGGAAGATAGCGGTTTGGGATACCTAGCCGAATAAGACAGAACGCCAATAGGCGTTTTTATTTTGCGCATTTGGACAATAATACGCAGCATTACCGACGCCAATTGGCGTTTTTATTTTGCCCTCGGGACCCCGGGGGCTTCTTTTTATACAGAGAGACGAGGGGGAAGGCAGGTATGCCGGAAGGAGATGTGATTGGCATTGAGCAATTACGAGCGAAACAAGAGGAGTTAACGCAACAACTGCAAAACCTGAGTGGTGAGTTTACTAGGTTATCAGCTGCGGCGATTGCGGACGAGGCGCGGTTTAAATTGATCGAGCAGGCAACAACCCGGCACGATGAGGAGATCAGGCAGCTTAAGGACTCAACCAGGCTTATGCAAATCCAATTTGAACAGGTCATGGGCAAGATCGATAGTTTGGAGCTCAAACTATTTAATTGGCTCCAGCAGTCTCAGCAGGACAGCGCAAAAGAGCGCACAACCAGTCAAAAGCAATGGATGCAGTTTCTGCAATTTGTGCTTGGCGGGACGATCGTAGCCATTGTGACCTACATTTTTACAAAGGGGTAACCTGGCAGATTATAAATTGAGAAAGGTTGATGAAATATGGATTGGAACATGATATGGCAATTGATTGACCCGCGGCTTATGATCGTGGTGGCTGCATGCTGGATTATTGGTTATACTCTCAAAAAAACACCGCATGTGCCTGACTGGACCATTATCTATGTGGTCACCTTGATCGCTATTCTGCTCACAGTCTGGCTTTTGGGATTCAGTCCAGAATCGATTATCCAAGGCATTCTTGCCGGGGCTTTTGCTGTGTATGGGAATCAGTTTATTAAGCAAGCCAGGATCGGAGCTGACGACGATGCAAAATCGGAATAAGGGCAACGCCCAGGGGATCGACGTATCCCATCATCAAGGCGTAATCAATTGGGCGAAGGTTGCCGCGTCAGGTATCTCGTTTGCTTTCATCAAAGCAACCCAAAACAGCATGGATCCACAATTCCTGGCCAACGTCAAAGGCGCTAAGGCTGCGGGGCTTCTGATTGGTGCTTACCATTATCTTGACGATAAGGTGACGACGGTGGATATGGCTCGGGCTGCAGCTCAGACATTTTTCAAGGCAATCGTGGCCGCCGGTGGCGTGGATGTGTTTGATCTGCCTTTTGTGTTGGACTACGAGAGCAATGAAAATAAGCTGACAGCTCTGGCCATTACGGCAATTGCTAAAGCCTTTATGGAAGAGGTTCAGCGTTACACGGGACGAGTTCCCATGTTATATACCTATCCGGAGTTTATTAAAAACTTCTCCGGTTTGACTAAATATCCCCTTTGGATCGCTCGGTACAGTAACCAGGTCCCCGTGGATGCTTCAGGATGGAGACGGTGGGAATTCTGGCAGTACAGTGACGGCAGTGTAGGCGGCATGCTTCCTACTGGAGGTCGAAGCGTCCCAGGTATTGCCGGGCCGGTGGATCTCAATGAGTTTGACGGTACGGTTGAGCAAGTGTATGCGCGTTATGGAAAGAAGCAAACAGGAAAGGACAATGACGAAGTGACGAAACAGGATTATGAAGCGTTGGACAAACGTATTGCTAAGGTGGAAGAGGTCAATAAATTGGTTCCGGCCCCAAAATGGTTCGTCCTAGAGTTCGGATCGGCGGATCTTAATGGCCTGATTGCACAACCTGAATTTACAGCTGAAGGCTGGCGCACTTTGGCGGTGGGAATGCGTGCTTTGAACAAGAAATAAATTCCCAAGCGATTGAGAATATGAAGACCCTGCTGACATTTATTTTGTATTTACAGATGTAGTATAATTTTGTAAAATAAATTCAACATATACGGACGCGCCGTTGTGCAATCCTATAGCATTGGTAAAAATACCCCACTAACCATTATTGGTCGGTGGGGTATTTTTTATGTGTTATTTTAAATGATCTATCGCGTATTTCGCTTCTTCCTTAGTAAACTTTTCACCGTATTCCGAGATCAATTGCTCGTAAATGGCTGAATTTGACATATTCATAGTTTCGGCATATGATTCCGCCTTTTTCAATGCATTTTCTTTCCAATCGAATACAATATTATCGATAGCATATTTAGCGGCTTCTCGTGGGAAGTTCTCTCCATATTCAGAAGTCAATTGATCGTAAATGCCTGCCTTTGACATATTCATAGTTTCCGCATACGACTCTGCTTTTTTTAGTGCAGATTTATATTCCCTTGGGATTGCATCTTCTTTTTCCTTTTGTTTTGCCGCAGCCTCGGCCTTTGCTTTTGCCTCTGCATCAGCTTTGGCTTTCGCTTCAGCCTCTTCTTTAGCCTTCTGTTCTTCCTGTGCTTTCTTTTCTGCTGCTTCTTTTGCTTCTTGCTCTGCCTTTTCTTTATCGTCAACTTTATTGGATTCTTTGGTCTCCGTTTTCACTGCTACAGTTTCTGCCTTTGTACCAGAATCATTTTTATTGCTGGCCTGATCTGTTTGAGGTTTAGGATCAGCAATTACAGCAATGATCATTATAATGAAGCACGCCAGAGCTGGAAACAGCCATTTCTTTGCCTTACCATTTTTCTTAAACAAAGCAATAATCCCTAATATAAGTAATACAATCCAAGCCAATGTACTAATTAAACCAATAGCAGCCCACAT